GATTCGAACCACCGAAGCTGAAAGCAGCAGATTTACAGTCTGTCCCCATTGGCCACTCGGGAACACGCCCATATTCACTTTTTGTGTCCTTCGCCGGACGACTTGTTTATTCTATCATGCAGAAAGGCTTTTGTCAACTGTTTTTTTACGTTTTTCTTCAAATGCGTTTTCCGTGCAGAGAAACGGCAGAGCAAAGGCGGGAAAAGCCCTGCAGCCATGCAGGCACGGCAAAGTCGGAGAAAAAAGCCAGCCGGAAGAAATTGATAGGCAAATTGCAAGAAAAACTCGGGACAATATGTGAAAAGTGCAAGACTTTTTGTCTCTGCATTGAAAAACGCAGTAAGGCGTGATATATTAAAAACGCAACAAAGTGCAACAAAATGGATGGCGCTTTTGTCACTCTGTGGCAAATCAGGCGGGATAAGTAGAAAAAGAAAGGCATAGCGACAAACCATGACGATTCAGGAATGTTATAGACAGATGGGCGCAAATTATGAGGATGTGCTCAAGCGGCTTTACAACGAAGGCATGATCTGCAGATTTACGCTGATGTTTTTGAACGACGACAGCTATCCGAAACTGGAGCAGGCATTGAAGGAAGGAAATGTGAAGGAAGCATTCCGTGCGGCACACACGCTCAAGGGCGTGTGCCAAAACCTGGGTTTTACCAACCTGTATCAGCCCACCTACGATTTGACCGAGGTGCTGCGCACAGGCACACTGGAAGGTACCAAGGAGCTGTTTGACAGCGTGACCTGCCAGTACAAAATCACCATCAATGCGATCCGTGCGCTGGCTGGCGAGGGACGTCCGATCGATGCCGTGACGGTGCTCGACCGGGCCGGAAAAGCCTACGCCGACCTGATCGGCCAGATCATCACGGTCACGCCGACCGCCGCCAATGTCCGCGAGTATTGCCGTATCCTGCGGAGCGAGGCCCGCTTGCAGCTGCTCAAGGACGCAGCCGGCGCAATGCTCGACGCGGAGGACGAAGACGAGATCCGCACGGCGCTGGATCAGGTCAACCGCATCATGGTCGACAAGCCTGGCATCCGAGCCATGAATATGGCACAGGCGCTGGAAGATTTCTACCGGCGGCACGATCCATCCGTCAAACCGGACTTCCTGCCGTGGAAGTTTGCCAAGCTCAACAAATACCTCCGGACGGAGCCGGGAGACCTCATCTACATCGGCGGCTATCCCTCGGACGGCAAGACCACGCTGGCTCTGCACACGGCCCGAGAGCAGGCAAAAACCAAAAAGGTCGGGTTCTTCAGCTATGAAACAAACTGTGGGAAACTGGCAGACGCGATGGTCTGCGCTGCCGCGCAGATCGGCCTGCCAACCATCCAACTCAACAAACTCGGCGAAAACGAGTGGGACGAACTGGCCTACATTTCCACAGATTTCACGGGCCGTAATCTCGACATCATTGAGGCCGCCGGCATGACGGTCACGGACATCCGCCTCTACACGATGGCGCACCACTACGACGTGATCTACATCGACTATGTCCAGCTCATTCCGGCCAGCGGAAAAAGCCGATGGGAACAGGAGGATTTCCAACGAGTCAGCGCGAACAGCCGCGCGCTCAAGCTCTTCGGCCTCCAGTGCGGTGTAACGATCGTGGCCCTCAGCCAAATGACGAGGCCGCAGCGCAACAAGGACGGCATGATCCCGCCGCCGACAATGTCCAGCCTCCGCAGCACTGGCCAGATTGAGCAGGACGCGGACGCTGTCCTGCTGATGTTCCGCGAGGATCAAAAGGCGAAGGACGCCGACCGCATCATCACTTTCGGCAAGATCAAGACCGGCGCAGCCGGCGGCTCTTTCAAGCTCCACTTTGACGGTGAGATGCAGACGTTCAGCGACAAGCTGAACGAGCGCAAGCAGCGCCGCGAGGAAGTGCAGCAGCAGACAAAAATACAAGAATTCCGGGAACTTCCAAAAAGTGAACCGCTCCCGGATGATTTTCCGTTTGAACGAAAGGAAGAAAGCACATGAAAGCAATCGCAATCCTGAATCTGAAAGGCGGCGTCGGAAAGACCGTCACTGCCGTCAACATGGCCCACATCCTGGCCGCCGATCACAAACAGCGTGTGCTCCTGGTTGACTGCGACAGCCAGTGCAACGCGACGGAGTTCTTCGGTGTGCGGCCCGGAATGGGAACGGTCACGCTGGCCGACATTCTGCGCGGCGACTTCGAGCTGTACGTCTCGGAGCTGGTCACTGGCACGGATTATCCCGGCGTCGATGTGATCCCCGGCTCCGATGAGCTGATGGACATGGATATGTCCCAAATCACGAGTCAGCGCGTCAACGGCCGTGTCCTTGCGAATCTGTGCTGCACGATCGGTGAGGATGACGAGTACGACTACGTCCTGTTCGACTGCCCGCCGGCCTTTAATGCAGCGAGCGCCGCGGCGCTCCTGGCTGCGGATGAGGTCATCATCCCGATCAAGCTCGACGCCTTTTCCATCCGAGGGCTGGCCAATGTCAGCCGCCAGATCGACAATATGCAGCGCATCAATCCCAAGATCCGCGTTGCCGGGGCGCTCATCACGATGTGGCGCAACGTACCCGTCGTGCTGGAGGCCGAGGGCAGTCTCCGCGACAGCGGCCTGCTGCCGGTATTTCAGACAGTCATTCGCCGCACTGACAAGGTCGACGAGATGACCTTCGAGCGCAAGCCCATCGCCATCTATTCCCCGCGCAGCGCCGCCGGCTATGATTACCGAAGCTTTGTGCAGGAGTATTTGGAGCCACCCGTCACAATGGACGATATGCTGAGAGGAGGCGTTGACCGTGCCGTTTGATGTGAGCCGTATTTTGCAGGACGTACCTGCACCGAAAGATATGACGCTGCCGGAAACAGAGCCGCGGACGGCAGAGACCATCGGCAGCGAGATCCGCTATCTGTCCCATCAGGCCAAGTGCATGACGGTCTGGTTCGGAGTGGAGATCGGCAAGCGCCTTGCCGAGGCGAAGGCCATGGTTGGGCACGGCGGCTGGCTGGATTTCCTGAAAAACGAAACGGAGTTTTCAAAATCTTCCGCTGCGAGATTTATGCAGATTGCCAAGGAATATGGCAACAATTCAAATTTCCCAACGTTGGGAAATTTGAGCGTGTCGAACGCTTTACAGCTGCTCGCGGTGCCCGCCGAAGAGCGCGAAGAGTTTGCCGAGGCGGTCGATGCGGAGAATCTTTCCGCCCGCGAGCTGGAACAGGCCATCCGGGAGCGCGACGAGGCGCGGAAGCAGCTGGAGGCCGAGCGCGCAGCCAGCGAGGGCGCGGCGCTGAAGCTGGCCGACATCACCTCCGCCCTCGATGCGGAAAAAGAAAAGACGGCGGCGCTCAGGGACCGCACCGACGCACAGGCCGCAAAGATCACGGAACTCGAAAACCGGCCGGTCGAGGTCGCCGTGCAGGCGGCAGACCCGGCAGAGATCGAAAAGGCTGTTGCGGATGCGCTGGCCGAGGCTGAAAAAAAGCACAAGGCCGACGTCGCTGCGCTGGAAAAGCGCCGCAGGGAGGCTGAGAAGAAGCAGGCGGAGCTTCAGGCCGAGGCTGCAAAGGCTATGGCTGATCTGAAAAACAGCACGGGCCGTGCAGATGACCTGACGCGCCGCGTCGAAACGCTTCAGGCCGAGCTAGAAGCCGCAAAGGCAAACGCCGAGAAGCTTCAGAAGGCAGGGGCGATCCAGTCGGATGCGGACATTGCCGTCTTTCAGAGCTTCTTTCAGGCGGTGCAGGAAAACTTCAACCGCGCCTGCGGCCTGATGCAGAAGGTCAAGACTCGCGACGCGGAGAAGGCCGCGAAACTGGCCCGGTTCAGCCGGGACGCGCTGGCCAAGATGTCGGCGCTGGTCGAAAAGGCTGGTTGCTCCGGAACGATGACCGGCGGCATTACAGAGAGAAACATAGCTTTTTCCACGACGAAAATTACATGAGGGTGGTGATCTCGGATGAGTAAAGCGGTACTTATCAGCATCCGTCCAAAATGGTGCGAGAAGATCGTGTTAGGCGAAAAGACCATAGAGGTTCGCAAGACGCGCCCGAAGATGAATACGCCGTTTAAGTGCTATATCTACTGCACGGCAGGCAGACCTGATCTGAACATCCCGATTTCTCAGGAGCGGCTTATGCGTGATTATCTGGAAACTGGTTCAATGAAATCGATGACCTGCCCACTTGGAAACGGGAAGGTTATAGGAGAATTTACCTGCAACAGGGTAACGAACTTTTTTTCAAACAGCAGATTTTGGCTGGACGAGGATGATGTTTTACACACATGTTTGTCTGCTGCGGAAATGCGAAAATACGCAAATGGTGCGCGTGGGTTATACGGCTGGCACATTTCCAACCTGAAGATCTACGATGAGCCGAAGGAGCTGGGAGAGTTCACAGGGCTGCGCAAGACGAAGTTCGGCATGGAGCCTGTGGCGATCACGCGGCCATTTCAAAGCTTGGGATATGTGGAGGAATTGCCATGAAGCCGCCGTGTGAGAGGGACTGCCCGAGGCGGGCAGCGGAATGTCACGCGAAGTGTGCACCGTATCTGGAATACGAGGAGGAATTGCGAGAATGAACGTCGTCTACAACGTGGATTGCTTTGAATATATGCGCAGTCTGCCAGACAAGGCATTTGATCTGGCTGTGGTCGATCCTCCGTATTTTTCCGGCCCCGAACGGCGCGGCTACTACGGGAACAAAGTAAGCTCCATCGGCGTTCATCGTGATTATCCAATCTCCCCAAAGTGGGATGTGCCGCAGGCCCCATATTTCAAAGAGCTGGACAGAGTGGCGAAGAAGTACATCGTATGGGGCTGCAACTACTTCTACTATCACTTCCCCGCCGGGCGGATCGTGTGGGACAAATGCAATGCTTCCAGTTCATTCAGCGATTGTGAGATTGCCGCCACAAACTGCCATGACAGCGTTCGTCTATTTCGCTTTATGTGGAATGGGATGTGTCAGGGAAAAAGTATCGTAGAAGGTGCGGTCATGCAGGGAGACAAACGCAAGAACGAAAAGCGTATCCATCCCACGCAAAAGCCAGTCGCGCTTTACGAATGGATCTTCAGCCGCTACGCAAAACCGGGAGACAAAATCCTCGACACCCATCTTGGCAGCGGAAGCAGCCGGATCGCGGCGTATGACGCCGGTTTGGATTTTGTGGGATGCGAGATTGACAGTCATTATTTCGAGGCACAGGAAGAACGCTTCGCAGCGTATACGGCACAGGTGGCGCTATGGTGAAGCCGCCGTGTGAGAGGGACTGCCCGAGGCGGGTAGTGGGATGCCACACAAAGTGTGCGCCTTATCTGGCCTATGAGGAAGCAAAACAGGCGGAATATCGGGCGAATGAGGCTGAAAGAGCCCGGAACGCTTACACTGCGGACGCGGAAAAGCGGTCACGGAGTGTAGCGAGATTGAAAAGAATGGGGCTGCTGAAATGACGCATCTGAGTTTGTTTTCGGGTATCGGCGGACTTGATCTTGCTGCGGAATGGGCAGGATTTACAACCGTTGGGCAATGCGAATTTGCAGATTACCCAACAAAAGTGCTGGAAAAGCACTGGCCGGATGTGCCACGCTGGCGTGACATCCGGACTTTGACGAAGGAGAGTTTTTATGAGCGGACAGGCCTACGAACAGTTGACGTTATTTCCGGCGGATTCCCATGCCAGCCCTTCTCCGTGGCTGGAAAGCAAAAGGGCAAAGGGGATGATCGATACCTCTGGCCGGAGATGCTCCGAGTTATCACCGAGCTGCGCCCACGTTGCGTTGTCGGTGAAAACGTTTCTGGACTTGTTCGAATTGCGCTTGCGGGAATCCTTTCCGAACTGCAAGGCGTCGGCTACGAAGCAAGGGCTTACAGTTCTGCGGCTTGGGATGTCGGCGGACTGCACAAGGGAGAGAGAATCTTTATCGTGGCCGCGGCCAACGACGGGCGCGCCGCTGTGCGGCGGAACACACAACTTCCGGCAGATGGTGGCACTGAGAGACGCGGGGGTCGTCACGGAGGAGGAGCGGAAAAACCTGACCTGTGGAAGCGGTGGGAAGTCGAACCCCGCCCTTATGGAGTGGCTCATGGGATTCCCCATCGGGTGGACAGACTTAAATGCCTCGGAAACGCGGTAGTGCCGCAGCAGGCATATCCGATTTTCAAGGCATTGGCGGAAGAACTGGGAGGAAGCAATGGATTTGGAACAGAGCGCGTTTGAGGCGCTGCGTTTTGCATCGGCGCAGAGCTTGAAGCTCTACAAGCAGCCGCTTGTGATTACATACTCGGGTGGAAAGGATAGTGATGTGCTGCTCCGGCTGGCGGAAAACAGCGGTATTCCATTTGAAGTCCTACACTCCCTAACCACGGCAGATGCGCCGGAAACGGTCTATCATGTGCGGGACACATTCCGACGAATGGAGGAAAAGGGCGTAAAGTGCGTTATCGACGCGCACGTCCAGTCGGACGGGAAGCGCGTTACCATGTGGAATTTAATACCGAAAAAAATGATGCCTCCGACGAGGCTCATGCGGTACTGCTGCGAGAAATTGAAAGAAGTCAGTGGAAAGGGGCGCTTTATTGCAACCGGTGTCCGCTGGGCGGAAAGCCCGAAGCGCAGGAACGGGCGGGGGCTGATCGAAGTGCAGGCACACAACGCGAAGCAGAAACTCATGCTGATGGAGGACAACGATGAGGGACGGATGCAGTTTGAAAACTGCAAGATGAAAGGAAAGCGCATCGTGAATCCAATCATCGGATGGGAGGACAAAGACGTATGGGATTACGTGGAGGAAGAAAAGATCTGCATGAATCCGCTTTATGGCTGCGGGCTATCCCGCGTGGGGTGTATCGGCTGTCCACTGGCGTCAAAACGAAAACGCCTGGAGGATTTCACCAGATGGCCGAAGCATAAACAGGCGTATATCCGGGCGTTCGATCGGATGCTGGAGAACCGCCGGATCGCTGGAAAAGGCGGGAACTGGCAGACGGGCATCGATGTGTTCCACACATGGATGGAAAACAATGTGCTTCCGGGGCAGGAAGTATTAGAAGAATTTCGGGAGGATTTGATATGAATTTGAAACAGGAAGAACTGGTCAAGGCGCTGCGGTTTTGCGGAAAGCACGAATGTATAACGTGCCAGTGTGACATTGGCGAGTGCATACAAATGGTGTATGCGGCCGCCGACCAGATCGAGCGCGACCAGAAGGAGATTGAAGCGCTGCGGGAGGAAAACGAGCGGCTGACACGGCGGCTATTTGAGCCGCATCCGGTACCTACGACATCGACACTGTGAGGAGGGGGGGAGCGAAATGCTTGATATATGCCCTGTCTCCCTTGCCGAGGCGAATGAATTTGTTGCCGAGCATCATAGGCATCATAGACCTGTGGTAGGGCACAAGTTTTCCGTCGGCTGCACAGACGGCGAGAAAATCGTGGGCGTTGCAATCGTGGGCCGCCCGGTGGCGCGCTATCTTGATGATGGATGGACGCTGGAGGTAAACCGTTGCTGTACGGACGGTACGCGAAACGCATGCTCCATGCTATACGCTGCCGCATGGAGGGCGACCCGTGCAATGGGGTACAAAAAACTCATCACCTACATACTGGAAACGGAGCCGGGTACAAGCCTAAAGGCTGCTGGATGGAAGTGTGTTGGTAAGGCTGGCGGGCTTCGCTGGACAGGCAAGCGCCGCCCAGAGGTTGACCTTTGCCCAGCACAAATGAAGATCCGGTTTGAAAGGGTGGCTGATGATGGAACGACTGACATTTGAGGGAAACTTCTGCGAGATTGCGCGGTGTGGGTATCCAACGTGCCCATACAAGGATGGTTGCAGCCAAAAGCAGGTCTGGGAGAGGCTGAAACAGTATGAGGACAGCAAGCTATCCACGGAGGATGCGGCAAATCTGCACGCAATTTTGAGACTGGGCGACGGCATGACGCTGATGCGCCTGCGGGAGCTGGCCGTGGCAGATCAAGAGGGGCACGTGATCGTCCTGCCGTGCAAGGTTGGCCATCGAGTGTTTGCCCTGCTGGACACGGATAAGCATATAAGCGAGTGCGAGATCAAGCAGATCGGCCTCGGTAATGAGATCGGATTTGTTGGTCTTGAGCCAATAGGCGCCAGAGGGCGGAAGTATGGCGTAGCGCTAAAAGGATTTGGCAAAACCGTATTTTTAACCCGCGAAGAAGCTGAAAAGGCGCTGGCGGAAATGGAGGGAAAGGGATGAGCTTCAGTAAGAAAAAACGGGAAGCGGTCCATGCGAAGTATGACGGCCACTGTGCCTACTGCGGACGGACTATCGACATCAAGGATATGCAAGTCGATCACTTTCTGCCGATGCGGGCGGGTGGCATTTACGCTGTTGCAACGGACGATTTTTCAAACCTGATGCCTGCCTGCCGGATGTGCAACCACTACAAGCGGGCAAACTCGCTGGAAACCTTCCGGCGCTATATTGCGGAGATTCCGCGCAAGCTCCGCGAGAACTACATCTACAAGGTCGGCGTGGTTTACGGGAATGTCATTGAAAACGAAAAGCCGATCAAATTCTACTTTGAGGAGGTGGCGGGAAAAGATGGCTGACACGTATTGTACTGCATTTATGGAGGATTTGCCGCCGGAAAAGCAGGCCGAGGGACTTGGTGTTCAGGCTGCGCTGGTGCTGGGAGAATGCTTCCACTGCGAGCACTATGCACGATGCTCTACGGATGAGACGTTTGTGTTTCCGGCAAATGCTGCCTGCATGGTGCGCAAGGATATGGTTTTGAAGGAATGGGGATTGGAGGGAAAGAAGGATGTATAAGTTAAAGACGTGCCCGTTCTGCGGCGGAGAGGCCAAGATCGTCCTGTGCGACGATGAAGGAAATCTTCACGATGAAGATTATGCGTTGAGACCTTATAGCGGGGTGGGTTTTATGATCAGGCATACTCACGAAGAAAACCCGCAGTGCCCGATTGCGAGATACGAGGTAGACGGCGGCATAGTCGGTGGCGTGTATATCTACGACACGGAAGAACAAGCCGCAGAGGCTTGGAACAGGAGGGTAAATGTCCAGTAAAGAGTATATGCGCCGGTATATCCGAGAGTACAAACGCGAATCCTATGCGTTTTTCCGAGAGATCGGCCTTTGTACTCGCTGCGGACAGTCTCCGGCGCGTGAAGGGAAAACCAGATGTCAGGCGTGCGCCGACAAGGAAAACGCCTGGCAGCGGCAGGAAAGGAGAAAAAGTCGTGGACAAGTCTTCGTATGAAAAAATGACCCACCAAAAGCTGGTTGAGACGGTTTGCTTTTTGAAAGAGCAGAATCAAAAACTCGGGGCGACGCTCCTGTGGGCCATGCGAGACATGGCGAAGCTGGACGCCTGCGAGATTTGCACATACAACCGCAATGGCAGCTGTACAGCACCGAAGGAGCTTACAATGGGCGGTTCGTGCTTCTGCTGGCGCGGGAAAGGAGAAAAGTGATGGCTGACGAATATATCCGGCGCAGCGATGCGCTAAAGGGCGTCGAACTGTTTCAATGCGGCTGGGCAGAGATCGAAGCCGTACAGTCGGATTATATTGAGCGATTGCCCGCCGCCGACGTTGCGCCGGTGGTGCGCTGCAAGGACTGCCAGAAGTGGAAGCGAAACGTCGGTCTTACCGATAGCCCGAACGGGCACTGCTTTGAGCACGATATTGATACCAACAAACGGGATTTCTGCTCCTATGGGGAGCGGATGCGGCAGGCGAAGCGGGAAGCGGAGAAGCTGATTTGCGAGAACCGGGAGCGGCTGATTGCACCGAGTTGTGAGGGGGAACGAGGGATGGAAGGTGAAATTGAAGATGATCCTTGATATTTTGAATCTGCTGGCGCTGATCGAGTGGATCGCGCTGGGCATTGTTGTCTGGCTCAAGGCGCGGAGCCTGTATCGCCGCTCGAAAGCGGTGCTGGACGCGCTGCAATCGGAAGAAACGGAGGCTTATGCAGATGACGCGCAAACGCTGTCGTAAATTGCTGATGGCCTGCGGAGCCACCCGGAACGAAGTCAATCGAGTCATGCGCGCATCGTTCGGCCTTACCAACCGGGGCAAGTTCTTTTTTGCCCTGCCACAGCTGCTGTGTTCGCAGGCGCTCCGCAGCGGCACAATCGTGCCCATAGATGCCTGCAAATTTATGACCTTGCAAGTTTTTGGTATCAATCCGGACGAACCATAAATGATTTGGACTTTTGCCCGCACGGGATGCCATTGCCGTGGCGGGGAGGATCAGCCGGATGATATAGCCAGCCCGGATCTCCGGGCTGGCACACAAAGAAAGGGATGTTAACATGAGTCGAGTGATAGAGCTTCAGGCCGGGACGCGGTTCCGAGCCATTGAGCTGGCTGCGGCTCCGCAGCAAAAGCGGACGCGGGCGTCGCGGCAATTTGAGACGAGCCTTGTACGGGAGGCCGTGAACATCAAGACCGCCTGCATGCGGTTGGAATTTCTGCTTTATGCAAACTTTGCACTGGATGATTGGTTCGTGACGCTGACCTATGACGAGGACTTCCTTCCACCGAACTATGAGACGGCCCGGAAGAATCAGCCGGCCTACTTCCGCAGGCTGCGGCAGGCACGCCGGGCGGAGGATCTCCCGTTTGATTATGTGTACGTCATGGAGGGCCTGCACGGAGATCATCGCATCCATCACCATTTCGTGGCCAAACGCGCGCCGGGCAACGACATCGCATTATTCCGCGAGCTGTGGGGCAAGGGCTTTGTCGATGTGCAGACCATTGAGGAGTTCGGCGGCTATCGCGCCGTCGCGCAGTACATGACCAAGGAGCCGCGCAAAACCGGCAAACTCCGGGTCGGCGCTCGGATGTGGACACCAAGTATCGGGCTGGTACAGCCGGAGCGGCATGACATTGAGCTTGCGCCGGGCGAGCACTACTCGCCGCCGCCAGGCGCTTCGGCCTTCGAGGGTGGAAAGTTCCCGGAACGTATCGAAAACTGTTACGGAACCTTTGTGACCTACGATTTCGAAATCCCGGCTTTGCAAACTTAATATCTATATTTTGACTTGAAACAATATATAAATACTGGGAAGGAGCGACAAAAGGACTTGCAATCTGAGAAACGGCGTGATATACTGTTAGTGTCAGCAGACGGGAAGTTGATTTGCCCGTTGTGCGGGCGGCCGACGCAGCAGCGTGTGCGGCCGACGACCGTGCTGACAGACTTCCCGCTGTACTGCAAACTGTGCAAGCGAGAGTCGATCGTGAATATGAGCCAGAGCCAAAACCATCGAGTTAGTGCCAGCGCCAAATGATTTGACCGTGAAAACGGAGAATCGTTTGGCGCTTTTGTTTTGCACCCGAGGTGATAGCCGGATGGCATGAGCGCCATGATCTCCGTCGTGAGGTCATGGCGCTTTTTGTTTATCCATGGATTACAAAAGCAAACGCTGGCTGCACCTGCGCGACGCGGTGCTCCGGCGTGACAAGTACCGATGCCGAGAGGCCGCAAGGTTCGGCAGGAACGAGCTGGCCACCATTGCCCACCACGTCTACCCGGTGGAAGATTTCCCCGGCTGGCAATGGTGCAGCTGGAATCTGATCGCTGTGAGTCAGGCAGCGCACAACAGCTTCCACGACCGCGTGACCGGCAAGCTGACCGATCGCGGCCTCGCGTGGCAGCGGCGAGTGATCCCCCCTCCCGATGCGCCGCCGCCGTTCTGACAAAAGCAC